GCCATAAAATATTTAATCTACTAGGGTCAATTTGAGTCTTTTCAGGTACCGAAGTAGTGATGGAAATTTTATTCCAATAATGTTTAGGTAATCTTTTAGTAAGTTCTTCAAGTTGAATCTCAGTTCCACCTTTAGGTTCCATTAGTTAGTAACTCCTCCCGGTCTTTAAAAAATTGGTAAGAGTTATTGATACCTTGTTCTATACCTTTTTTAATTAAATCTCCATACTTTCCTTGAGTTATACTTGCATCAAGATGATGTTGAAAATGTTTATATTTAATTTTGTCATTCCATAAATAATAAGTATTCCACGCACCAGGATAATCTTCTAAAAACTTTTTCATTTTACCATCTTCTGTGCGAGCATATTCCACAACAACATATTTAGTTAAAAAATTTAAAACCTCTCCATCATTCCACACAAAATAACGGTGGTGATGATGCCCTCTCCACGGGCTTGAAGTAACTTCTTCGTTCCCATCTATCCCTCGAGTCATCTCCACCAATGGTGATGGTGCTTCAACATACCCCGCCTTTCCTACACGGGTCATTTCTTGCATTAATAAAAAAGGATTATACAGATCTTCCACAACATGACGACAGTAAATAAAATCAAATTCTTTGTCCTTATAAGGTAAAAGATCTGCCGAAAAATCACAGGTCTCCGCACCGCATGAATGTGTGGCCAAGGCGAATTTATTTTTTTCTCCAGGTCCTACTTCTAAAATTTTAGTTTTATCTTTAAGTAAATCAGTGAGAATAGTTATTGTTTCAGGGAGGGGATCGTGATACTTTTTTTTAATCGTCACTCTTTACCGTTCCCCCTACTAAATCAATCATAGGGGCGATAATAGTAACATCTCTCCGTATGTGTTCTTTCTTAGTAGCTGTGCTAGGGTTCGCCACATCATCATCAGCTTCTTTATCTGAATTATATTCTTTATTAGTTTGAGTGTTATATAGTTTAACAATTGTTTTACCTCTATACTTAGGAACTTTCTTTCCGTCTATTACAACGTGTCCTAAAAATTCTCCTTTTTCTTCAAATGTCATTATGTTCTATCCTGTTCTAATACGCTAACAAAAACATTAGCGGATGTTACGGTTGTTTGAAAATGTAAAGCATCTGATTCTTCTAAAACTAAAAGCGTACTTTGATCTCCTTCAAGGAATTCTTTCGTAGTAGCAGCAGCCACAGAAGTTATGCCTCTAAAAACATAAGCCGCCGTTGCACTGTTATCATATACTTTTAAAATCCAATTAGTTGGTGTACTAGCGTGAGTATTATAAGCTGAAATAGATTTAACGAGCGCTACATTTTCAGCAGGACAAGTATACACAGTGGTAATAGTTGTCGTTGCTATCGGTGTGATATTAAGTTTATATTTATTAGCCATTTCTTCTTTTCCTATTTTATAACTTAATTAAAGAACAAAGTAAAGGCTTCCATCTCATCCTTTAACTGTTGTTGATAAGTAGTATTTAATTTTTGTACAATGTTAACTACATTGTTAGATAATCCTTGAACATTAATTGGATCAAATTCTGGTCCTACTATGTCTGTTACAACTTCTACTATCTTTGCCATTTTACTCCTTTAAAATATAGGATATACGCACGAAGCGCAAAAAAATTACCTATCTTCTGCCTCCTGCCTGTATATCTAATCTAAAAGTTCCCATTCTCCAGCTTTGACCCGTACTTATATTTCCTACTTTTATCGCAATTTGTCGTGCTCTTTTCCTTGTCCAGATTTGAGTAGTGGCTGTAGTACTATTATAAGAAGTAGAAACAGCAGTACTCGTTGGAAACGCTTTAGAATTTAAATACACTTTGGTAGTACCAGTTTGTTCTCCAAAGTCAGGGATCATTCTACTAATTCTCATCATGAATTCCCCTTGACCCTGTAATCCTTCTTGTCTGCTAATGTCATAGTCTCCTGATTCTACAAAGCCTTGCACAGCTGTCGTAGCTCCAGTCGCTTTTACTTCATCTGTTCCTATATTGTGTTGCCAGAAATAACTAGCTCCATTTGTGACTCCTCCTACAGTAGGACTTGTTGGTGCTTCTCCAGATTCATATTCAGTTGCATAGGGGTTAGAATATACTCCTTGTTGAACCCATGTAGTTCTGTCTAAAGAAGATGTATACCAAATAGGTCTCTCTGGAGTTGATTCTAAATAATTATAAGTTACAGATCTATCTATATAACTAGATCCACTGCTACAATAAAACCAAGTTACTTCACCAAATATATTGTCTACAGCTGCATGTACTTGCTGATTGGCATTAGTATTAATATCATTAAAGACATAGTCTTCTACCAAACATAACATACTTTGAACACGGCCTCCTGCGAATCTAAAGAAACCATTAGGTCCCATCCAGTAAGCTATACCATCGATTTCAACTGATGCATGTTGACTAGAAATACCACAGTTAGTTCCAACTTGATCAAATCCAAAAGTAAATGGAGGACCAATAAATCTCATGGTGTACATAGCAGTATCAGACCAAATATATAAAGCAGTCCTTCCTGTCATACATGCCATTAGTTTAGAACCATCTGGTAGTTTTTGACTTCCAGCTGTGTTCGTAGCAGTAGGGGTATAGGTGTTAATGTCTTCTTGATCCGAAAATCTTACAAACATATCATTAATACTATTAGCAGTTCCTATCGTCAATTCAGTTCCTATAAACACTAGGTGTCTATCAGGAGTGGATACCATCATATCTCTTGAAGCAGTGGGAGCTCCGCTTACTACTGTAGCTCTAACTGACAGATTAGCGAANGAAGGATCCCATTCAAATACTTTTTTATTATGAACTAAAGCTAGAAGTTTTTCTCCAAAATTAACAAGGCGCCATTGACCTGGTTCAATAATTACGTGAGAAGAAGAACTTGCACTACCCCAACCTACATAACTACTAGCATCATAGACTGTAGCTGCAGCAGAATGAGCTGATCTTGTACTTCCGCTCGCTGCTCTTACAATTCCCGTAATGGTATTAGTACCTGTATTATTTCCTGTATAACTAATAAGCTCACTTCCTATCTGAACGGTTCCAGTAGAAGGAAAAGCAGCTGTTGCAGTTAATGTAATCTGTGTTGAAGGAGATCCTCCAGTTCCAAAAGCATCGTCTGCTAAAGTTCCAACAAGTGTCGTTAAAGTAGGAGGAACAACCCTACCACCGAATGTGTTAGTACCCCAGCCATAACCATAACCTTGTGTAACGGGTCCTATCACATAGTAAAATTCTATACCTACACTTCCTCCTGTAGCCGTAGATCCTGCACTAGAAGCTGTAATAGTAAATGTGTCAGCAGCAGGAGTAGTAATAATTTCAAATAATTTACCTTCAAAATCAGCGTCCGTTAATCCTGTACCACCTGGTAAAGTAACACTCTCTAGTAATATAATATCACCTACCGATGCTCCGTGGGCCGTGGCTGTTGTAATAACAACCGAAGTTGTTCCATCAAAAGTAAAGGTAGCTGCAGCTTGAGTACGGGTTAAATCTAAAGGAGTGATGTCATAGAAAGCACCTTCAAAATAAATATATAATAACTTGTTTGTACCAATAGCCGCGTACCTATTGCCATCATTATCTACCCATACGTGCTGGTCTCTTCCTGCACCTACTAAAGTATCACTTCCAAGCTGTTGCCAGCCTCCTATTTTTTCTGGATAGCCATAACGAAACCTAGAATAATCGGCATTAACCCATTTTCCTTCGGCTCCTGTATCTGAGGACTGTTTATCTAAGCCCGGTTGTAATGTAATCTTGTGAAGCATATAACTCTCCTAGAGTAAAATATACTACATTTATATTATAATCAATTAGATTTAAAGCCTTTATAAAAGGCTGGAAGTCCTAAGAATGGACGTCCGTCAAACTTGTTTGCTTTAGCGGTTTTCTTTTTAGCATCATTATAGTGCAGGAAAACTTGTCCACAATCTTTACCAGGGAAAGCTTCTCGCCAATGCTCTAAATCACATCCAGAATATATTAACATATCTCCTGGTTTTAGTTCTACTTTAATACCTGCTTGACCTTTTTTACCGGTTGGATCTAAGTAAAGAGGCCATGGATCTCCTCCTAAGTTCAAGGTAGTAGAAACTTCACACGAATATCTATCCTTATGTCGATGAAGAACGTCTCCTGTTTTATAAATTCGGGCATAGGCATAGGTTTCATTTAACTTATAACCTGTTTCTTTTTCCATCTTTACTCTTAAAGATTCTAACAATGTTTCCATTGCTACATCTGAATAATGAGAATAACTATTAGGAACTTGTTCGTCATTCCATATTCCCCAGTAGTCTGTAAAGGGTGAAATATATTTTTGATCAAATAAAAATCTAGCTACTTGTCTTTTCTTTAAAAAATAAGAGTAGACAAATGAAGCTAGTTCTTTTGATATCGCTCCTCTTAATACTTTGTATTTATCCTTTTTGAACATTTAATACTCCTTTCGGTATTGCTTGACAGTTCCAATGTATAAATCTAAAGGGTTCATAACCCATATCAACCGTATACATATGAGGCATATACGATGGAAAGAATATCATTCTCCCAGGTTTTACGTCATAATTAACTTGATGACTAGCATAAGTTATTTTAGCTGAATCTTTTTGAGGTAAAAGATTCATCATGTTTCCTGGTCTTGGGTCTTCGAATATTGGTCTTGATGTTTTCTCGCTCGCTTTTAAAAAATAGAATCCTGAGATATGACCATTCCAGTGAGTATGTAAACTATGTTGGCCCGCACCTTTTTTAGCAAACTCCTGTACCCACATTTCTGTA